CATTCACCAGCGGCACAACAACAACCGCCGTTATAGCCACAGTTGACGGGGTAGCGCCAAGCAGCACAGACGACAGATACAACGGGCGCGTATTGATATTCAACTTTGGAACCTTAGATGAAGAAGCCACTGATATAACTGATTACGATGGAGGCTCAGGAACAGCAACATTCACCGCGACCAGCTTATCCGTTTCAGCGACTCACACAGCTATATTAGTGTAGATGGCCCTCAGCGGATCACAATTAACCAGGATAGGTGTTGGCGGCGCAGGCAGGGCGTATAGCGGCTTCACGGAGAAGTTTGGCCGGTTAATACCTCTATTTGGGTTTACTACATTCCCATTTGAGGCGACGAGGGAAGCACAAGCGGCTACAGGTGCATTTGTGGCCGCTAACGGAAACATGTTTGCTATCCACTTGGATGAACAAGTGCCATGGCAGCAGGCACTTGATGACACCGCATTTCCTGCCGACTTAATGGAAGATTGGAATGGATTGGTATCGGCTAACACAGCGTCTCACCCAGTGTATTTGGCTCTATCAGTCCTAGATATAGATAGGGAGGATCTAGTTCTTGCGCGAGATGACACACCTATACCGCCAAGCATAGATGGCGCAGCGTTTGATGACCCCGATGTAAAAACAGCATGGTGGAATTACGTAAAACGCGCAATAGACACATTTAGCCCGTCATTCCTGTGCGCAGCCATTGAGGTTGAGGGAGTTGCAGGCAGGACAGCAAATTGGCCTAACTTCGAAGCCCTTATGGACCACATATATGCAAACGTAAGAGCCAGCTACCCAGATATAAAAGTGGGCGTTTCATATACTATGCAAGGAGTAATGCATCCGCCAATTGCATCTGTAGTAACCACGTTAGTGGAGAAGTCCGATTATTTCGGCCTGAGCATATACCCTCATACATCCCCGTTCGGCGAGGCGTTTGGATATGCGCCACTACCAAGCGGCCTAGATAAATGGCGTGATTCATTTTTGTGGGCAGAAGGATACACGGACAAGCCTATAGCCATATGTGAAACAGGATTCACCACGGAAGATGTGGATTTAGAAGGGCTTGACACTATGACGGGCACACCAGAGGAGCAGACAAGGTTCGTTAAGGACTTAGTCTGCACCGCCCATAGAATGGGATACATGTTTGTCATGTGGTTTATCCCCATAGACTACGACATTCTATTTGCATGGCTGCCAGATACGCCAGACAAGGACGCCACCAAGATATGGCAAAACACTGGAATGCAAAACGAACTGCAGCAAGACAAGCCCGCACTAGCTGAGTGGCTAAAGTTCAGGCGCGGCTTATCACATTGCGCACTAAACAAAATAGAAAACGACATAGCAATTAGTCAAGATATTGACGCCGATTTCAATGTAAGAACGCAGTTAGACTATAATGCTAATATAAACCAGACAGTAGAGCTAGACATACCATGACCGATCAAGCACACAAGGGCGATGTAACCACATTAGTCGGAACCATAAAGGATGGCGGCGTGGTTGTTGATGTTTCAAGCGCCACAGTAATGCAGATAAAACTAGAATCGCCAACTGGCGTGGTAGCAACTAAGACGGCGGTATTTGATACAGACGGTACAGATGGACGCATTAAATACCTGACATCTATAAGCGACCTAATAGAAGTAGGTATGTACAAGTTCCAGGGCTTTGTAACTATAACCGGGTTTTCAGGGCATAGCGACATAGTAAACTTTGACGTACTGGATAACATTGAGTAAACAAAGACGCGAAAAGCGCTAGGAGACATATGACACCAGACCAAAGGCAGCTATTTAGGAGATTAACCAGACTTCAGAAATTCACATCTATCGGTGTTCTAGAAGGAAAGAGCCAGCGCCAAGCATATTATGATGCAGGCGGCATAGCAAAATCAGACGCGGTAGCGGATTCGGCAGCTTGCCAGCTATTAAGCAATATAAAGGTTAAGGCTTTTCTAGATGCAATGCAGGAGGAGGCTATAACTAGCGCGGTCATGGGCAAGACTGAGGCGCTGCAGAGGCTTACGGTTTTAGCCAGAGCAAATGTGAAGGATATAGTCGACTTTAAGAATATTGAAGTTTCAGAAGTGGATGGTGAAAAGATATACCAGACCACATGGGCGTTAAAGAATGCCGAAGACATGGACGAAGATGACGCCTATCTGATATCGGAATTAGCAGCCACCAAAGATGGCTATAAATTCAAAATGCACTCCCAAATGGCCGCCATACGAGAAATGTCGGTAATGCTCGGTTGGAAGGATGAGGAAAGGGGCAGCGATGATAGCGCTGATCTACTTAGGGAAATAGCGGACAGCCTGAAAGACTAATGGTGCCTATAGCCATACAAAGGCAACTATCCAGGTGGTATGCACTAAAGGATCATCCTGTTCAGTTATCGTTAGTTAAAGCAGTAGCTGATGGAGTGAGGTTCCCGCTAGTTCCTGCTGGTAGGCGATCAGGGAAAACCGAAAGGTTTAAACGATTCCTATCCAAGCAGGCAATGAAGAATTCTAATGAGCTGTATTTCGCTGCAGCCCCAACTAGAGATCAAGTTAAGAAGATATTTTGGGACGATTTAAAGGCGTTCACGCTATCTGCAATGCACAAGAAGACACCAAGTGAATCAGAACTAAAGATTTACATGGACAACGGAACAGAGATACACCTTATTGGGCTAGATAAGCCCGCAAGAATAGAGGGTATACCATGGACGGGTGGCGGCATTGACGAAATTGCAGACATTAAGCCTAATGCGTGGGGCGCTCATATATACCCCGCATTAAATACGGTAAACCCAACTAGGCCAGATCACAGGGCGTGGTGCTGGCTGCTGGGCGTTCCTGACGGCCTAAATCATTACTATGAAATGTGTCAGTTAGCGGAAACAGGGGGCGACCCAGATTATAAGGTATTTCACTGGAAGAGCGCCGAGATATTGCCGCCTGATGTAATTGACGCAGCAAGACGCACTCTATCCGCCAAGCAGTTCAAGCAAGAGTATGAAGCAAGCTTTGAAACAGCGTCAGGCAGGGTGTACGAAGATTACTCAACGGAAAACAGCACAGATGAAGTAATAAAAGATCACGAGCAGCTATTGTGGTGCCATGACTTCAACTATACGCCAATGAGTAGCGCTGTTTGCGTAGTTAGGGAAAAAGACATATACGCACTAGATGAGATAGTTTTAGATTCAGCAGTAGCCAAGCAAAGCGCCATGGAATTCGTAGATAAGTACAAAGACCACAAGAACAAGCACGTACTGATATACGGAGACCCTGCAGGCAAGGCGGGAGAAAAGCACGGCCATAAGTCTGACTACATAGAGATGGAAAGAGTGCTTACTGCTAATGATTGGACTTTTACGCGAAAGGTAAAGAAGGCGGCACCAGCCATAAAAGACAGGCAAAACCAATTGCGTGCTAAAATAAAAAGCGCAAGCGGTGAGGTATCGCTTTACGTAAATACAAAGCTAGCGCCTTATTCCCATAAGGGGCTAGCTACGACGCAATTAAAAGAGGGGTCGACGTTTCAAGAGGCCGAGTCCAGGTATCAACACATAACTACAGCGCTTGGCTATTTCGTCAACGTAGAATTCCCTATAACTCAGCCTAAGAGCAGGCCGCGATATGTCTAACCCAACATTTAAGCAATCAGAAGAATTAACGGAAAAGGTTGATCGCGCAGACTTCCTTAATCGGGCGTATGAGGGTGGCGACAAATACCGCGACGGCGAGTTCCTAGAGCGCCATAAAAGAGAGGACAAGACAGACTTTAACACACGGCTGGATCTTTCCTCATACGCTAACTTTACCGCTCCAGTAATAGACGCTTACATTTCATTTTTATATAGAGATAAGCCAGATCGACAAATTGACGATATAGACGAAGATATAATTAACGATATAGACCGCAATGGAAACAGCCTGGATGAGTTTTCCCGGCATGTAGCACGAACATCGTCAATTGAGTCAACAGTGGCGGTTATTGTTGATAAGCCTAAGTCCGAGGCAGGGACCAGACAGCAAGAAATAGAGGCTGGAATACGGCCATACGCATCAATGTATAAGATAGATCAGTGGATTGATGCAAAATGGCGAATAGAGGATGGGAAATATATCCTAGATAAGTTTTCAGTGCTGGAAGGTATAGAGGATGACGTGTCTATCATTAAGGTGTGGATGCCCGATGCATGGGAGCGATGGGAGCAAGAGGGGAGTAAAAAAGCGGAGCTGAAGGAAAGTGGAGTGAACCCGTTAGGCGAAGTGCCTACGGTATTTGTTAACAATAAATGTCCCAGGGCATCCAACAAGCTAGCGTGCGGAATATCTGACATTGCCGACATTGCGGACCTTAATAGACGGATCTATAACCTAGATTCATTCATCATGGAGATCACGCAAAACACCGCATTCCCTATGCTGGAGATGCCAGACAGCATAGGCAGGGCGGCAAGTGACGACTCCGATGTGGAGGTAGGAACATCCAACACGTTGCCGATAGACCCTGAAAACCCAGGCGCAAAACATAGATGGGTAGAGCCAGAGCATTCAAGCTTAGACAGGCTAGAGGTGCTTAGGCAGTCAGCCAAGATGGATATAGAATCCATAGCAAAGCTAGGGTCAAGCGAAGGCACCAGCACCAGGACTGAAAGCGGCGTAGCGTTGGAGCTTAGGTTTCAGCAGCTGAATGCACTGCTTTCAGAGAAGGCTGAGACCATGGAAAGCGCCGAGATGGAGATAGTTAGATTAATAGCTAAATGGAACGGAGATGAATTCACAGGCGACATAGTGTATCCGCGTAAGTTTGGCATTAGAGATTTAAGCGCAGACATTGATACAGCAATTAAAGCCAAAGGAGTGGTGCCAAGCAAAACTTTCGAGTCGGAGCAGGCCATGAGGTTTGTAAATCGCATACTGAAAGACGCTGACAAGGAAACCATAAACAAGATAAAGGAAGAACTTGAATCCACACCAGTTGGCACCGACGCCAATGGATTAGACGCGCTTAATTCAGATCAGAAGGTCATATGATAAGATTTAGAGCCAAGGGGGTCAGCGAGCTATCTACTAAACTGAAAGGGATCAAAGCTCAGCTAGTAACGAAGCAGCTCATGGGTGAAATTGGATCTGACATAAGGGCCGCTATTGATGACAGAACATCCAAAGGCAAGGACTTTACAGGGCGCAGCTTCAGCCCTTATTCCACGTCATACCTAAAGAGAAAGAAAGCAAGGGCAGGAGACTTGTTCAGTGGTCGTGTAGATTTAAACGACACAGGTAAAATGCAGGCAGCCATAAATCATAAAGCAGAAAAAAGCAGGGTTACTATCGGATTTAACGACCCATTAAGCAATGCCAAGGCAAGTGGTCATAACAGAGGCTCTAAGATTCTGCCAAAGAGGACGTTCTTTAAGCTTGGCAGGCTAGGCAATATTGCATTAATGAATGCAGTGGAAAGGCACATTAAGAAGGTCATAAGCTAATGGCAATAGAAAGCCAAATAGACCTTAACGAAGAAAGGTTAATCACAGCGACGGAGGAGGCTCTTGCAGCGGCGTTGGTGTTGATTGCCACGCTTGACGTGGTCAATGGACGCATAGTTAACGACCAACTAAACGTAGACAGGGCTGACGCATTACGCGGTAGATTCACTGATTCTTTGCTTCCGTACTTCTCATCAGTAGATGAGGTGGTAACGTCGTTTGCGTCAGTAGGGCCGAACATACGGGAAGACTTTAAATCTGCAGATGTAGATATAGAGTTCAATGATCAGGATGTAAAGATACTAACCGCCGTAAGCGGTAACGTAAGATTATCTCTAAGAGCATTAGGTAATAAGACAGCGTCTGATATAGGTACAATCGTATATAACGGTACAATATCAGGTGACACGATAGAGAATGTGAATAAGACCGTTGAGCAATTGCTAATCGGTAATACCGGCAAGCCAGGTCGAT